GATAGGTAGTATGAATAAATGCTGGAACGATACAGCACTACCTATCCCCAACCTATTGCTAGGTGTTGTTAGTTATCTCGTTCATAAGTACATCAGTACATGCTTTAGAGCATGTCTTTAAATTCCTCTTAAGTCTTGGCTTGGTTATCCTAGTCCCACATACAGGGCAGAACTTCCAATCCTTTACCTTTTGTTTGGTCTCATTGTCCTCCCACTTGATATCATCATAGGTAGTACTGTTCCTACCACCTTGGCAATTACTTCCGTCTATATCAGGGCATTCAGGTAGTATTGATTGGTCTAATAGACTACCAATAGCACTCATACCTTGCTCCTCTATGCTATGCAAAGCTACCTTTGTATCAACATCTTGTGGTATGCCAACCTGACAACTGCTTACTGCAGGTATCTTAGCTATATCTTCAGCTTTACCTACAGGTCTTTTATACCTCTCATTGTTAACCTTACGATTAGACTTACCATACATACTGCTGTTAAGCTGTTGCCCTATCTTCTTACTGTTGTTCATACTTTAACCTCTCGTTCAAATCATTAAGGATAGACTGTAATTCACTAGCTCACCTGCTATGTACGACCTTGCTAGTCAGGAACAGTTGCTAACTGTTATCGGTGTGTCATTACAATCTATCCCATTACCTATATCCAATGCTATAGGTAATTCATTAAGGATAGATAGGCGTGGGATTTTGGAATTAAATCCGTATATTTATTATACCCTACTTTGCCACTACCTATCCCATTAATACTCAACTTCCACCCATACCTGTTAGTGTCATTGTTAATAGGAATCCCACTTCTAGTTAAGGTATGTTCCCACCTAACAGTATTAATTCATTAAGGCGAGGATTTGGTACGCATTTGTTTTAGTCCTCATTAAGTATTTGTATCTAGAATAAAACCACAATACACCTTATTAATTCATTTTGTTTTATTATCTCTTAGCGTAAGCCTATCTACAACCTTTCGTGTATGGTTACTTATGCCTACCCCTTTCTGTTCCTGTATCTTAATCCATTTATTGTGGATATCTTCATGTATCCTAGCCCATTCTTTATCCTTATCCATGCTTACCCCCCTTGTTATTAATCCCTTTCAAATCTTCTCTATTGCTAACTACAATGTAGTTAGACTTGTGCATAGGCACTACTGTAAACTTCCGATTACGAGCCTCTACCTCACCACATGATAGGCATGTATCATAACCTAATGCTAATCTTTTAGGGTGTACATCACTCTCACCACATAGCACACACTTAACTTTACTCATAATGTTTACCTCAATGTGTTGTTAAAATGGTATGTCTATATCAGGGTGTGATACCAAGATACTAGGGTAAGTAGTATACTTAATCTGCCCTGATTTAAACCTACGCTGTCTCTTAGAGCTTAGGTAATGCCATAGCCCTAAGATGTCATCTTTTACTATGTAGTTATCACAGTATTCTATGTCGTTCATAATGTTTACCTCAATGTGTTGTGATAAAGGGGACATCAGCTGTCCCCAATATCGGTTGTAATGGTTATGCTATAACTGTTTCTTAGCAGTAGCCATAATGTCAGCATAGGATAACTTAGTATCAACTTTGCCATTGGCATTACCTTTATTACCAAAGTGTATGTATGCACTACCCCATCGGTTTAGCCTACATGAATACTCAGTAGGGTTAGTATCTTTGGGTGGAGTCCATGTCATCAAGTCTCGTTTAAGAACTTGTGCCATAGCTAATCCATGTGCCATGATAGTTTTGATATCAGTGTTGATATAACTATCAGGTGTATCCTTACTGCACATGCTAACCTTAATGCTAGGTGTACCTTTGTGTGTAGTGTTCTTGAACTCTACATAGAATGTTTTATCTTCGCTCATAATGTCGTCCTATCCCCATAAGGGATTGTTATAATATTCGCTAAAGGGCTAGTCCCTCTCGCTGAGTGAAGTTTGCCACGACTCAGCCGAATCGCAAAACCGAGCCGAGCTTTCTAAACCTATAGTGTAGATAATGTAACAGGTAATATCTATGTAAAGTAAGCAGGTATATGGGTACAATTAGATAGTTTATCTCTATAAGAATCAATAAGTTAGCGTTAACTATCTAGTTTATCTAGGTTTTTAGAAGTTATAAGTCGCTCCGAAATCGTAGATATCTTAAGATAACCTCACGTGAAAGGGTATTATATAAAAAAAACTATATAATCTAGATAGTTTAGATAGTTATGGATAACTATATGGCTTACATATGGCTAAACCTATGGGATTGTAAGGTTTTAAACGTAAAGTTTACCTATCTAGAACATGTAAAGTAATGTCAAGTTGTAGCTAGATAGTTTAGATAGTGTTAACTTTACGATAACCCCCCCAATTAGTAGCTGTATTATCGCCCAGATTAATCGCGAGCCTAAACCCCCCGACCTGTGGGTTATATATAAATAAAAAAATTAAAAGAATTGAGCAGTTTATACACTTGCTCAGGTGTTATATGTTATTTAGATTGGTTAAGGATTAGATATCTACTGTCTAAGTTAGCTTTAAATATCCATTGCTTTCTATCTAAATGGTTATCAAATGTTTTCTTACAGAATCTACGTTTGTATAGGTATTCTATAGAACATTCTTTTTTAAATATACTCATTGTATTACCTCGTATGTTATTATTTAGTTTACTCCTTTGAGCAGTTTATACACTTGCTCAGGTGTTTTGTGTTACGCTAATTTAATAACACGTTTCTTGGTAGAATTAGAAGGTTTAACAAAACATAGTTTTGGTTTACCGAACTTAGCAACGTTTAAACGCCACTCAATTCCGCCTTCTACGATGTACCTAGCCCATTTGTCAATAGTTGGTTCATCGCCTTTCAAGTCAACGTTAGTACCATCGCCTGAAAGAAATTCTGCTTTCATCAACTTACATTGATTCAGCATTTCATCATTCAACTCAGAAGCATTATCAGAATTAAATGCACCATCTGCATCTTTCTGTAATGTAATCTGATTTGAAGTATTCAATACCACAGAAACATTACCTTTATAAATTGCCATTGGACAACTCCTAAAGTAAAGAATCTCAAAGATTACGCGTGAGATATTTCGCTTGAGTTAAGTTTAGCAAACTTTACATATATACAAACCCGAACATCATATAACCTAATAAATAGGTAAATATAAATAATAATGACCAAAATAATCATATACAGGCAAGGGGGGTAGTCGGACTGCGTACTAACACCCCGCCCCTATATAAGTAAACCTCTCGTAACAAGAGCCAAAAAACAAAGATGTAAAGTTTGGGCACCCACCTTGACATCCCCCTTTAGATACACTATTTTTAATTCATGGACACATTACCCTTAAAACATACTAAGTGGTCTGACCGATTAGCTTTTGACATGGCATTGTTACTAGAAGGCTCAGGAGAATCTCTAGATGAGCTTAGAGCTCGTCACAGTATTACAGTTGATGACTTAGTATTATTTAATAAAGATAAAGTCTACTTAAAGAAAGTAGAGTCTTATAGAGCTGAGATTGTAGAGAAAGGTATGACGTTCAAACTAAAAGCTCGTGCACAAGCAGAAGAACTTCTGACTACAAGCTGGACTATGATACACAGCCCTGAAACATCATCAGCGGTCAAAGCCGATTTAATAAAGTCTACTGTCAAATGGGGTGGACTGGAAACCAACAATACAAACACGGAGGATGCTAGTGGAGGAGTTAAAATTACGATTAATCTCGGGGGGCAAGAGCACCCAACAACCGTCATCGACGCAGACGACTATACCGAGGACAGACCTGTCGCTATTGAAAACGCTAAGTAAGTTTGATGAAACTAACGAAGCAAAAGTTGACACGCTAGTTGAGTACGAAGATATAGCTTATGTTTTACGAGAAAGCGGGTTATCATTTAAAACAAGAATAGTTAGGCACAAGAAAGGGCCTACGCAGTATTATGTAATTCTATTGGAGGAACTATAATGGCTAAACTATGTGCAAAAGGCAAAGCGGCAGCTAAACGTAAGTTTAAAAAGTACCCGTCAGCCTATGCAAACATGTACGCATCAGGCGTATGCTCGGGCAGAATAAAACCTGGAGGTAAGAAAAGTGGCACAAAAAGGGCTAAAAAAGTGGGTAGGTGAGAAGTGGGTTGATATAGCTAACCCAAGGTCTGACGGCTCGTTTCCTCCATGCGGTAGGAGCAAAGGAGAGAAAAGAAGTAAGTATCCTAAGTGTGTACCGTCTGCTAAAGCAAGAAGTATGTCATCAGGTAAAAGACGTGCGGCGGTTAAACGCAAGCAGTCTAAGGACAATTCATCTAAAGGTAAGCCTGGGTACGCAAAAACGTAATGGATATAGACTATACACCATCCAAGATATGTAAAGAATTTATGATGTCTGATGCAAGAATGCGGACATTAATGGGACCTGTAGGGTCAGGTAAGTCGGTAGCTTCTACCTTTGAGGTTATAAGAAGAGCCACTATGCAAAAACCTAACAAGCAAGGCATACGAAAATCAAGAGCTGCTATTGTTCGTGAGACAGCTAGACAACTACAAGATACAACAATTAAAACATTCCACGACTGGTTTCCGCCAGGAGTATGTGGTACGTACATGAGAACAACAAAGACTTACTTCTTTAAAGTAGGCGATGTTGAGTGTGAGATTATGTTCAGGGCATTGGATGATTCAGATGATGTGGCTAACTTAAACTCACTTGAGTTAACATTCGCATGGTTCAATGAGTGTCGGGATATTAACCCAGACATTGTAGATGCCATGTCAAAACGTATTGGTCGTTTTCCATCAGCTAAAGATGGAGGACCTTCTTGGTTCGGGATGTGGGGGGACACCAACCCTCCTACAATGGATACATGGTGGTATTATCAAATGGAAAAACTCGACCCCGTAGATGGAGTTTCCCTTAATGATAATGGGTGGGATGTATTCAAACAACCGTCAGGTAGGAGTCCGTATGCAGAAAACATAGAGAACTTGCCTGAAGGATATTACGATACGCAAGGTAGGTCAGATGAATATATCCGTGTGTACATTGACGGAGAGTATGGACTAAGTACTGCTGGGCAGCCAGTGTACAAGTACTTCAGACCTGACTACCATATGGCAGACCAAACTTTACAGCCCATAGTTAATGGAGTTAGACCGATTGTTATTGGTATGGACTTAGGGTTAACACCTGCAGCGGTTATAGGACAACAAGACCCACGGGGCAGAGTGCTTATACTAGACGAAGCTGTAAGCTTTGACATGGGCATACAAAGATTTATACGTACAGTTTTAAAACCTTTGATTATAGAAAAATACGCAGGCAGTCCTGTGATAATTATTACAGACCCTGCAGGAATACAAAGGGCTCAGACTGATGAGAGGTCAGCGGTAGATATAATAAAAGCCGAAGGCTTAAAGGTTATGTCAGCTAAGACTAATAATGTCTCAGCTAGACTTTCGGCGGTAGATGATTTTCTTATGCGTCAAGTAGATGGAGACTCTGCGTTCTTAGTAGACCCCAGATGTTCTAGGCTTAAAGCTGCAATGATGGGTGGATATAGGTTCCATAAGAAGAACGGAAGCATAGATAAGAACAAACACTCACACGTAGCGGAAGCTTTACAATACTTAATGTTACACATCAATACAACAGCAGAAGGATTTATGATACAGAAACGTGACGTTAAATCGGTTGCGTCAGGTGGTTGGACATGATACGTTCAAATAAAGTTGCTTTACTCATTTGTGCGACTTGGTAACTATTTTCCCTCATATGTATAGTTACTGCCTTTCTGGTTCCTCTGTTATTCATGATTAGACAGGGGAACCTTTTTATAGTATCGTTAAAATTATTTAGGGAGGTAAATTATGCCTGGATATAAAATGAAGAACGGCTCA